AGACAATGTAATGTTACTTACAGATTTATCAAGAAAGTCACAAGAAGCAATGGAAAAAGATTCAGATGATGAATGCCGTGTATTTTATGTAGGAGCTACACGCGCTCGTAACCAACTACACATAGTACAACCACAAAGAGAAGGAGGGTTCATAGTATGAGCATGACTAAAGAAGAAATATTAAAGAAAGCAAAAGATCTTATCAGTGGTGATAGGAATGACACACATGGAGATGCGTTTCAAAATCATGCAGAAATTGCAGAGTTTTGGAACATATTTTTAGATAAAAAGTTACAACCAATGGCTAGTATTACGGCTGAAGATGTAGCGTTGATGATGGTCTTGATGAAAATATCAAGAAATAATCAAGGTAAGAAAAACAACTTGGATAACTTCATTGATATGTGTGGTTATGCAGCAATAGCAGGAGAAATTAATGACGCAGGATCTTTTTAAAACAGTTAATTCTAATTGGGTAGCGCCCACAGAATTTCCTAAACTTGAAGGCAAGGTAGCAGTAGACTTAGAAACATGCGACCCACATTTAATTAAAGAAGGTCCAGGATGGCCTCGTAAACGTGGAAAAGTAATTGGCATCGCGATAGCTAATGCTTTTTTCAAAGGATATTATCCCATATCACATGATGGTGGTGGTAATATGGATGAAAAGAAAGTTATTAAATATACAAAGTCCATATGTGAAGATGAATCTATTGAAAAAATATTTCACAATGCACAATATGATATTGGTTGGCTTTCTACATTAGGAATAGAAGTCAAAGGCCGTATTCATGATACCATGGTAGCTGCAGCACTTATAGATGAGAATAGATTTTCATATACACTCAATAGTATTGTACATGAATATTTAGGTGAATTTAAAAATGAACAGAAGCTTAAAGAAGCAGCAGATGCATTTGGTGTAGATCCAAAGAATGAAATGTATAAATTACCTGCTACATTTGTAGGCGAATACGCCGAAGCAGATGCTGATTTAACATACAAGTTACATGAGAAATTGTCATGGGAGATTGTTAAAGATAACCTTACCACCATTTATGATGTTGAGTGTAAATTGATTCATGTTATTTTTAGAATGACACAGAAAGGTGTTCGTTTTGATGTTGATAGATGCTTAACATTAAATGATAAATTTAAAAATAAAGAAAAAAAATTAATGAAACGTATTAATGATTTAACCGGTCTTAACATTGAAATATGGGCAGCAGCATCTATTTCAAAAGCTTTTGATGCGTTAAATTTACCTTATGAACGAACAGAGAGAACAAATGCTCCTTCGTTTACTAAGATGTTTTTAACTGATCATCCACACGAATTACCTAGATTAATTATGCAAGCAAGAGAATTAAATAAGTTAAGAGGAACTTTTTTGCATGGTTTATTAAATCACAACAATGATGGGAGGATACATGCACATATTAACCAAATACGATCTGATAGTGGGGGTACTGTCACTGGTCGTTTTTCTTATAATCATCCTAATTTACAGCAGATTCCGAGCAGAGGGCAATTCGCGAAAGATATTAGGAAACTTTTCATCCCAGAAAGTGGGAAGTATTGGCTTAAAGCAGACTACTCGCAACAAGAGCCCAGGTTACTTACACACTGGGCGCGACTCGTCAATCAACCCGGTGCTAGGGAAGTACAGGAAGCATATCATAAAACGGACCTCGACTTTCACCAACAAACAGCCGAAATGGCAGGTGTGGAGAGACGTCTTGCGAAGACTATCGGACTAGGTGTTATGTATGGAATGGGCTATAATAAATTAGCGCGTGACTTGGACCTTGAACCACAGGAAGCAAAAAAGATGCTTGCTGATTTCCGTGCACGTGTACCATTTATGCAAGGAATGTTGGAAGCAGTAATGAATCGTGCTAATGCAAAGGGTGTTATTCGTACATTATTAGGACGCAAATGTAGATTTGATTTGTGGGAACCAACACAATGGGGTGTGCACAAAGCATTACCATTAAATCAAGCAAAAGTAGAGTATGGTGATGCAATTAAAAGAGCATATACTTACAAGGCATTAAATAGATTGATTCAAGGATCAGCTGCGGATCAAACTAAGAAAGCTATGGTTGATGTATATGAACAATTAAATTTAGTCCCTCATATACAGGTTCATGACGAACTTAATTGTTCTGTTAAGAATGAAGCTGAAGGAAACAAGGTAAAAGAAGTAATGGAAACATGTGTGGAACTTGAGGTTCCTTCAAAGGTGGATATTAACGTAGGAGAAAGTTGGGGGGAATAATGAATTGGCTTTGTAGTACATTATTAATCTGCTTATCTTTTAATCCAGAAATGGATTATACAAACAATGATGAATTTATAGAAGATGTACGTGCGTGCTCAGTGCATCTTAATTCTATGTACCCGGAACAAGAAAGGGTCCCTGTAAATTTAATTATAGCACAATCTATTCATGAGTCTACATGGGGCAGGTCCAGGTTTGCTGTGGAGGGCAATAACCTCCTTGGGATCCGCACATTTGACCCAGCAGATGATCAACTAAAGCCACTTAATAAACCTAATGTGACATGGGGGCTTAGGATCTTTGAGACTAAGTGCGAATCCATATCTTATTATATTGAGTTATTGAATAATAATCATCATTATAATGAGTTTAGGAATGAACGATTATTGCAGCATTTTAGCGATGAAATGGACTTAGAAAAATTGGTAATGACACTTGCAATCTATGCGGAAGACGTATATTATACGCGAAAAATCATCAGAACATTGAGAGAACTAAATGACAACCAAAAGTAAAGAAAAACCCGGGTACCGAGCTCAAGGGAAAGTAAGAGCTGGTAATAAAAAAAATAATTTTGCCATTAACGCGGAGCAAATGGAATATGAAAGAAGAAAAGTTTTGGAGCAAATGTCTACAAAAATTGACAGGAAAAAGCTCAACAATATGGCAGCAGTTGCGGCTACAAAAGAACCAGAATACTTTGATGAAGAAGGAAACAAAAAAGAACCAACATTGCGTATACTTTCACTCGGGGCAGGGGTTCAGTCTTCCTGTTTGGCACTCATGGCCCAAGAAGGACTGACTAAACATAAACCAGATTATATGATATTTGCTGATACGGGGTGGGAACCTAAGTTCGTTTATGAACACGTAGAATACCTTAAAAAAGCAATAACGATATGTCCACTCATTACTGTAGAAAGAGGCAACCTCCGTGAAGACCTTATTCGTGAAGCGAACCCTATTAAAGGGTCAAATGAGGAACATAAATCTTTCGCCGGACGCGTGCCAAACCCTCCACTGTTTGCTGCACGTCCTGGTGGAAAGGTAGGAATGTTATATCGTCAATGTACACATGACTATAAAGTTATACCTATTCAAAAGAAAATGAGAGAAATTCTTGGAGTTAAACCAAGACATAGAGTAAAGAAAGGAACAGTTGTAGAACAATGGATTGGTATATCTACTGATGAAGCAATGCGTATGAAACATGCTAGATTACCGTGGCTAACATCACGTTGGCCTTTAATTGAAATGAAAATGTCCCGTATGGATTGTTTACAATGGTATCGTGATATAAAAAAACATCCTATGCCTGGTAAATCATCTTGTATTGGTTGTCCATATCATCACAATGATCAATGGAAAAATATGCAAAAAAATTACCCTGAAGATTTTGCAGATGCGGTAGAGGTAGATAATTTAATTCGACATGGATTAAAAAATACAGAGGCAGAGTTGTTTTTACATAAATCAGCTAAACCTTTAGGAGATATAAATTTCTTAGAACCAAAAAAACAAAAAAGTTTATTTGGTGAAACATTTGATGAAGAATTCGCAGATGAGTGCGAGGGGCTGTGTGGAGTATAGTGGCTAAAGTAGGCCTAGCAAAACACAGAGGAAGAAGAAAGCTTGGTAGAAAAAAAAGAAAAAAAAGATCTGCTAGGTGGCGTAACAAAAAAACCGGAAGGAAAAAATAATGAACTCAGAAAATTTAAAAAAGAAAAAAGAAGAGTTAGTACAACAACACAATACTCTTAAAGATAAAATTGATGAAGCTAAAACAGCTATTGCAAATATGCAGGCACAGTTAAACGGTCTTGTAGGTGCAGTGCAATTGTGTGATCAGCTTATAAATGATTCTGAAAAACAAAATTCTAAAAAAGATAAATAGTGACTGAAGACTTTTATGATCACATGAAAAAAGAACAAGAACTATTAAATTTAAGTTATCGTGAATCATTACGTCAAAAAGAAGAAAGAATGGCTGTTTGGGACCCAAAAGATAATAATAAAAAAATGGCTGTTTTTAGCCAAATAAAAAAGCTCATAAACGCCTGGTATCGGGGTTTAAGGACATGGGTGGTACGATTCATCCCGGGGTTTTAGTCAAAAATGGCTAAACATGTAGGACAATGGTATTGGTCGCATGATTGGTTGGGTAATAAATGTAAAGCATGGTATTTTGGACCAAGACTTGATTGGATGTTCTTAGATAAGGATGAGAAAAAACAAATAGAAAAAGAAAGGAAAAGGAATGACAAAAGAACAGATGTTAAACAAAATTCTAGAACTAAGTGATCAAAGTAAAACAGCAACAGAGATAGGTGCTATTGTAGGTCTAACCAAGAATGCAGTGATGGGTCGTATTTATCGTCACAAAACTAAAAATGGTTATGTGCCAGCTCCTACTTCAAGGTATGCTTTTATTCGCAAGTACAGAAAACATAAAAGTAATATGGTAGTAATAGGAATATCAAAATGCACTATGTGCTACAGGGATTATGAAGCACATTCAAAATACGAAAGGTTTTGTAATTCATGCCGTAAAGATGTTAATTCTAAAACTTCTTGGATGTTGTGATAAAAGAAAAATTAAAAAAATACGTGGACGTACTAAACGAGATTCCTGATAATCAAGACAAGTATGTATGGCTAATGCTGCTTGGAAAAAAATCTAAGAGTCTTGTTAATCAATTAAAATTAAATGAGTTTGAAGTTCCTGGTTGTCAAACACGTACTTGGTTAATACCTGGTTATGGAAGATCAGAATTACATTTTAGTGCTGATTCAGATGCACTTATATCTAAGGGTATGGTTTGTTTATTAGCCGATGTGTTTAGTGGATCTACGTCAAAAGAGATTTTAGCTTTTGAAAGAAAAGATTTAGAAGATTTACATCTTGACGTTTTGCTAACGCCCGGCCGAAGGTACGGCGTGCACGGTATGTTGCAGAAAATTCGAGAGTACGCGCTAAAATCAAATTGATCATTTAATGACCATATTTATCTTCAATTATTTTATATATTTTAAGATTGCCTTCAGCATCTTCTTTTAGTTCTGCTGTTACAAATCCACATTCATAACGGATTACATTAGCTCTATTATCAGCCAAATTTCGCTCAGCCTCCCTTTTAATTTTTAAGCATTTACTTATTTTATTGCCCTCTACTAGCATGTGCCCATCCAAACTTCCGTTGACAAACATGCAGAGAGCGATCACTTTCATTACTAACATTAGTGTTCTCCTCCATTGTTTCTAACTTTATCTTTTAATCCTTCCACGTCGTCTTGTAATTTTTCAACTTGCTTTTTTAAAAAATTTATATTTACAGTATTGGACATCATGGATTCCATTTCATCTTGTAATTTTTCTTGAGTAGCAGAAATAAATTCCACCAACATAAACAATTCATTTATTTGAGGTGAAACCATATCACCTTTAGGAACACCAATAATAAATTCATTGGCTGCTGTTAAATCTTTTTCTGTTAAAACTAATGCAGTTTCTACTTGCGTTAGCCTAGCTATCACGCCAAAGTACGCCCAGGTTCCCACAGAAACCAACGTAATAAGGCTAACAACCGTTTTAAGCGGCATCTGCACATTGGTCGATTCAGATACTTTCATTAATTAGATAATGGATTATTAGTAGATTCTTTTATTTCTTGTATTTGAATATCTTGAAGTTCATTTTCTTTTGATACAATTGCAGTTTGTTTGCTTAATTCTTCAATATCTTCTTCTAATTCCCAAGCGTATTCTTCTAATTTTGTAAGAGAATCGTAAATAGGTTTTGTATTAGCAGGTTTAGGTAGCATGGCTATTTGTTCTTTAACTTTACCTATTTCTTTAAATACAGGCGTTAAATCTACACTTTTTATTTTTGCTTCCACAGCTGTATCACCAGCTTCAATACGATCAATTAATTCTACTTTTAATTTAGAAATTTTATCTTCAATTGGTGCAAGATCAACTGTTTGATTAACAACAAATTTTTTCTTTTCTATTTGATCTAAGCGTAAATTAAATTGACCCCAGGTGTAAAAACCTCCTCCAATTGCTCCAATAACGCCAATTAATGCGGCGTAGGTGCTAAGTTTTTCTACTATCTTCATTGTTGTCCTTTTAGTTGTTGTAGTTCTATCATAAGTGTTCTTTTTTTAATAGTAATTTCCTCCATCTTCTTGCGATGGATTTCTACAGGATCATTTTGGATGTATCCTGAAAGAGAAACGTTAGTATATATCTGTTTATTATACATATCAAGATTAACTTGATCAAAAAATGAGTCATTTACCTCGTAATTCAGCGATTCTGGGGCATAAAATGAGACTTGTGAATAGGTATCTAGCGTAGGTTGGTCCGAAAACAAGGTGGGTTTGATTTTAGCCACCTTGATTTCGTCTATTTTAATTTCTTCTATTTTAGTTTTGATTTTATTGTCGACTGTTTTTATTTTCTCTTTTTTAACTTCAACAGTTTTTTCTTCTTTTATTGACTCAGACTCAATGTTTTCTTCTCCATCTGTTTTGTTTTCATCTGAAGCAACCTCTTGTGGGCTTTCTTCAGGTTTTGGCTCCTCTTCCATTGTTTCTGTAGTCTCTTCAGTAGGTTCTTCATCATTGTTAACTACCTCCATTTCTTCAGTTTCTTCTTCCATCTCCATTTCTTCGTCCATTTCGGATTCAGCAGTCATACTTTCTCTTTCTTCTACTTCCATGTCAAGTGTTTCTTCTTCCATTTCTTCTATTTCTTCAGGCATTTCCATGTCTTCACCGTCTAATGTAGTGAAAACGTCTTCAAAAGTTTCAAATTCTTCAAATTCCTCCATATACATTTCTTCGAATGAATCCTCTGGTAACATGGTCATTTTAAATTCTTCAGGCATTTCCATTTCTTCAAATTCTGTAAATTCCTCTTCCAAGTATACATCATCATTGAATTCCATTTCGTAGTCATCC